CAAACATAAAATAATCTGTATAAAATATTATATACATATTATTTATAATGGAATTCGCAAAACTATTTTTAAGAAATCTTTTAGAAGAAATATCAACAAAAGAACCAGCACCAACAAAAGAACCAGCACCAGTAAGAGAAAGAGAAACCGTATTAGCACCAGCACCAGTAAGAGAAACAGTAAGAGAAACAGTACCAGTAAAAGAAACAAACATACTATATTTCTATGCTGATTGGTGTCCATATTGTAATAAAATTAAAAGCCAAATGGAACAAATAAAAACAGATTTTAATAATAAAGTAATAAACAATAATAAAGTGAGTATAAAATTTATTGATTGTGGTAAAAAAAATAAAGAAATGGAAAAACTCATGACTAAATTTAACATAACTTGGTTTCCAACATTATTAATCGATAAAAAGGAGCCATTAAAATTTTCTAATACTTTTTCATACAATACTGTTTCTACATTTATAAATAAAGAAGCTAATATCGCATAAAATAATTTATAAATAATAATAATCTTTATAAATTATTTTTAATGTAACATCAAATCTATAGTAGTAATGTAGTACCATTTTCTAAATTTGATAAGGCTATAGTTTCATTACTGTTTCTATATTTCATAGGAATCAACTGTCCATTATTAAGAATATTTATAATTCCATTAGATCTATTAAATAGTCTTGTATGTATTATACTATTTTCCTCAATTTTAATAATAAACTCGCGTTTTGTAGCAAAGTTTAATGGATGAACCTCAAATTGATCACCATTAAGAACAATCTTATCCGAAATAACTACTATTAACATTTTTTTTTCATTCCATGCAGTATTTATTTTATCCATAAGATCATCCTTATCAAGTTCAGCTACTATAGCATCAATTGGTTCAAAATTTTTTTTTATATTACTTAATAATTGTACAGTTTTGTTACCATTTTTTTCATGTATAGAATAATAAAGAGTATCTATAATATCAACAATATCAAGTTTAGATAATAATAAACTAATATCTTCAGAAATAGCATCAATATTGTTAGTATCATTATTGTTTACGGTATATCTTTTTTTATTAGTAGCTCCTAAAATAATTCCTGTTCCTAAAACTGTTAATGCTAATGTAGTTTTTTTAAGAGATTTTTTTTTAAGCAATTTTTTTATAATACCCATCATAATATAATATATACTAATATTATAAATTATATTATGGTGAAAACATATGATGATGTAGATGAAGTAGAAACATTTTTAACTTTATCCCCAATTGATAGAATGGAACATATATTAAATTTGCCCCATATTGCTTTCAAAACATTTACTATTAATTTAGATAAAATATTAGAAAATGATAAAGAGGTGACCTTTAGATGTTTCATTCCATTTGATACACTTGAAAATTTTACTGTGAGTTCATATACAGAAGAAAAATATCTAAAAATAGATTTAACACATAAAAAAATTACTAATAGAAATATGATATTATTAAAATGTACTAAAAATCCATTACATACAGGGAATTATGAAGTATTCAAGTTAACAAGTGATGAAACAACAGAAAATTTAACAGTTGAAATAGATTTATATTATCTACAAAAATAAAAATAGTATGATATAGTATAATATGGCGTCGTTATGTAAATGTAGTGTTGGTTTAACAGCAGCAGCAGAAGTAAATATAACAGAGGTCTCTAAAACAAAGAGTTTTAATATAAATCTAGATCATATTCTAAAAAAAATAACTTCATCAAAATTATGTAAACCGTTATGTAAAACACAAAATGTTTCTGAGAAGAAATGTAAAGTAAACACAGAACCAGTAAAATCATGCAGTGAATATGAACATTGGTACGACGCTATTCAACTTGGCGTATGTGAAACTGAAAAAGGAGCAGAAGAAGTATATAATGCTGCAAAACATTTAGTATGTGATGTTGTGGAAGTATCAAAATATATTGAAAATGCTGGTTGTGCTGTATTAGACGGTGTTCAAGATGCAGCTTGTGATATTGTATTAGATATAGAAAATGATTTTCAATTAAGTGTATCAGGAACATGGTATAGTTTTGAAGAAGGAAAAATATCAACAAGTGATGCCGCTGTAGGTGGAGGTATAGCTTTACATATTGAAACAATTCAAATAAATGAAATAATGATTACTAATCCTTTGGGCAAAAATCCAATATTTATAGATTGTGCAGTAGTATTTGGGGATGATGGGATTGGACCAAATTGTGCTATATGTCAACACTTTCCAGATACAACAATAAATGAAAATGATGGGAATATAGATTTTTCAATGGGTAATATAACATGGTCTGTTTGTATAACAGTTACTGGTCCGGTACTAAATTTTAGTGGTAATGCTAATGTACAAGCATCATTGGATGATGCATCAATTGGTTTCGCAGGATTAGTGTCGTTTGGAATTGATATACCAGTATTTTAAAATAATATAACACGAAATCTCTCTTTGATACTATTATCAAGTGTAAAATAATTTATAAATAAACCAAATTATAAATTATTTATCAAAAATATCCTACCACAATCTACCACATCTTCATTCTATCTTTTTCCTCAAGATACATTTTATCACTTTCTCCAATGTTAAACACAGTATAAAACTCATCAATATGTTGCACTAAATTTCCACGGAAATCAGTAGGCGCATGGGGATCCATATTTAACAACATAATTCTTCTATCTTTTTTGATATTTTGCTTCCAAACATTTGCCCAAGATTTAAAAAAGATGCGTAACGACGCACGTATAGTTAATTTATCAGCATCATTCTCCTCTAAATGTTTTAACAAAGCTTTCATAGACAAACTCAAACCTCCAATATCAGCCAAATTCTCTCCCATAGTTAATTCAGCATTCATATTATATTCTTTCACATCCTTATCTCCACCATCCTTATCTCCACCATCCTTATCACCACCATCCTTATCAACATACACATATTTTTCTACAGAATTCACCATAGCATCTGTTTTCTTCTTGAATAATTCTGTATCTTCTTCACACCACCAATCATTTAAATTACCATCACCATCAAATTTTCTACCTTTATCATCGTATCCATGAGTGATTTCGTGTGCGATAACGGCACCGATTCCTCCATAATTACAAGGCGTTATAATATCAAAACCATTTTCATACCCTCCAATCATATTTATTTCATCACTAATATCAAAATCAATCGTTTCACTAGTCTGGTGAAAAAAAGGAGGTTGTAAAATAGCCGCAGGAAAAACAATTTCATTTTGTGTAGGCATAAAATAAGCATTCACTGTTTGTGGAGTCATTCGCCATTCTTCACGATCCAATACAGAATTTATTTTTTCAAAAAAATCCACTCGTAAACTCCATTTTCTAGCTTTTTTAGAAATATCATAAAGACTGTCTCCCATTTTCACATCAAAATCAGAATAATCTTTCCAAACATCTGGATATCCAATTTTGCTCGTAAAGGTAGACAATTTAGCAACAGCCTTTTCTTTAGTACGATCAGTCAACCAATCATTATTTTTCAACGAGTCATTCATAATATGTAAAACATTATCAATCATCCCCTGCATTTTCTTTTTAGACGATTCAGGAAAATATTTCTCTACAAATAATTTCCCCATCATTTCACCAGCATATGAATTCACAATTCCAATAGAACGTTTATCGTCAGGTTTTTCTTTTTCTTGACCTCCCAATTTTCTAGAATAAAAATCAAAAAATTCACTATCTAATTCTTTTGTACAAAATCCACTAAAACGTTTAATAATTTGGTATTGCATATAAGATTTATATTTTGTAAAATAGTCATGATCAAATATTAATCTCATACATCTGCGAATAGCATCACCGTCGAATACAGTAATTTGATGTTTACTATCAGGAGGATTTGAACGATTGGCAAAGTTTTTTTCATAATTTGTATCCATTATTTCTTTAAAATGAAAGTAGTCGCATACTGAAACAAAAAATCTCTTAAAAGATCCGGACATTTGGTCATCAAAAAAATATTCTTGATCACCTTCAACATAATTTTCTTTTTTTCTTTCTAGACTACGTAACTCATTTGCCTTCTCATAAACCATATCCAAAGTAGTATTTGTATAATAATTATCATACTCACGAGATTGATCAGGTTTCATAGTATAATCCGCCATTTTTGTTTCAAATTCAATCACATTATCTGCAAAATTCTCACCTAACTCATACTTTAAATCAGAACCTTCTAATAAAGACTGCACATTTGTTAAATGCTCTTTAAACAAACTTACTTTGTCTCTAAATTTTTCTGATGTATAATATTCACTAGAAGGTAATGAAAGTCCAGATACAGATAGGTCTAATACAACATTATTCACATTTTTCAAGTCACTTCCACTATCAAAATCAATCACATTAGAAATACCATTTACTTGCGTATAATGTAAATATTTTGCTAAGTTATCAATATGATTTTCATTTGTATTAAAATGATTTTCTAGTATATTTAGTTCATCAATAATAGGATTAAAATCCCCTTTTCCTTCAGACCATAATTTGAATCTATTTTCAGAGGCTTTCCAAATAGAAGAAATTTTTTCTTGTTCTAGTGAGATGCATTTATTCTCCCCATCATTCCCTAATTCTTTACCTAATTCTTTAACAATATTTATTTGATTAGTTAATCCATCATCATATAATTTTGTAAAACCTCCCCACGATGAATAATCGGAAGGAATTTGATTATTCGAATTGGTAAGCCATGCATGGTTTACGAATTGATAAAAATCATAGCCAGGATCTAAAACATAATCGCTCATATTATTTATTAGTATAAGAAAATTTATTTAATATTTATTTACTATTTATTTACTATGATTTAGCAAATCCAATATTGCGTCTAATAATAATATACAACATACAATATTTAAACGGTTAATAATAATCATTTTTTCTGGTAAAAAAATAATATTAGTAGATATTATAATGTCTAGTATGGAAGGTTTACTTAAAAACGTTTTAAGAGCTTTGGTAGAAACTTTAGATGAAGATTCTAACAAAAAACGAGATGTGGTAGATGTAGATGCAATTGAAGGAGACAATGAAGATGGAAAAAATGGAGCAGGAGAGAAACAACTAGGATATTATTATTGGGCTGGTGGTGGAAAAGACGCTAAAGCAGACGATAAAGTGGTTGGAGCTGTGGTGAAGGAAATTGAAAAAGCTGCTGGAGAAATGATGGTGGGAAAAGATGGAGCAGGAGAAGAAGACATAAATTGTGATGAGCATGAAATACGGCATACAACGCAATCTCCTGATAAAAAAGCATTAGAAACAGTAAGTGGAAAATACAATGGAGACGCATTTGTAACTGCAACAAATGGAGAAAATTCTATTGTACCTGGAGAACTAATAATCAAGGGACTAAAAGAACCACTCAAAGCTAATTTTACATTCACATCAGTTAGATATATGGGAGACGGTTTAGGTACGTTTCATGAAGAATTAAAAGTTCATACCAAGCATGGGGCCTGTACTGCTGATGCATTATATAAAGACGCAGAAAAGGAAGAAGATTTAATTGAAGGTAATGCAGTATTATCAACAACTGAATATGCAGATTATTTTGTTGAAACTAGTACAGGTGAATTGAGAGATTTAAAAGGTCATTATTTCAGAATACACTTTGATAATAAAGAAAAATGTAAACCAAGAACAATTAGTGTTGTACCTGGTCCTGGATCAGACAAAAAAGACGCCAAAATTCTAGAATAAAATAATCTTCTATAATAAAATAATCTTGATAATAAGATAATATATATAATAATTAAATATATATATTATTTATAATGCATAAACTAATAGAGGCGTTAACCAAGGCTTTAGAAAAAACATTAGAACAAATAATCGAAACAGAAGAAATAAATCAACCTGAAGAAACACCAAAAAACATTGTAGAAATAGCACAAGAAACTCCAGATTTATCTACATTAGTAAGTTTATTAGTAAAATATGAATTAGTTGATGCAGTAAAAAATGCAGAAAATATCACAGTATTCGCACCAACCAATGAAGCATTTAAAAAAATAGAATCAGTATTAGCAACATTATCTAAAGAACAAATCACTGATATTTTATTAAGTCATGTTGTACCTAAAAAAGTCATGCTTCCAATAGAAAAATCATGTGATAAAATTTTAGAAACATTGGGTACACTAAAACATGAAATAGATGGAGATACTATTAAAGCACCTGCATCCAATGCAACAGTTGTTATTAAAAATATTGAAGCTTCTAATGGAATAGTTCAGGTAATAGATAATGTTTTACTTCCTATAATTGAAGATATAGATGATAAAGATGATGATGAATTAGTAGAATTAATAAATAAATTATTAGGTTCAGTTTTAAAAACATTCAATACAGATCCAAATGATAATGACTTAAATTGGTTATTATCAAAAGACCATTTTGGGGATAAAAAAAATAAACACAAATGTCCATTTATACAATTAGTCAAAAAATAATAAAAAAGAAAATTGAATAAAAAATAATTTAATCTTATTAAATATGAATCAAATATCAAACCATCAAATGTTACCACAAATAGAAGCAGAAGCAGACATCGCACCAGACATCGCATCAGACATCGCACCAGAAATCGCAACGCATAATTGTCCAATATGTTTTGAGAATATTGAACAATTATATACAAAATGGAGTTGTAATCATTATTTCCACGAAAATTGCATTAATACGTGGAATCATTCATGTCCATTGTGTAGAAATATCGATAGAATACAATGCACTATTTCACACAATGATTCACCAATTGATCAACCCACAAATAATATCATGAATTTTTATAGTCTTCAGTCTCAGGTGCAAGTTCCCATAGATAAAAGACATTTGTATATAAATAACTGGGGCAAGACAGAATGTATAGATAATAATCATGAATTATTAGTATTACAGCCATATGGAGTAATAGTTATATGCAAGGACTGCAATTTAATAAAATGTTTTAATCGTCTTCATCATTAACAAAATTATGTATGGAAACACCCTTTCCTACATTAATAATATTTCCAGCCAACATGTATTGCTCATAAATAGTTCGTATAACATCTGGTG